CGCGACTGTGATATGCCGGAGAAAGAACCTAATTTTTTGCTTTTTTTGCTGTTATCCATGACCGTTTAAGCGGAAGGGTTGTTCTGAAATATTTTCATAAGTGTTGACCATGACCCTTGAAGCGGAATGGGTTGTTGTCAACCTTTGTCCTTCCATTGTGACCAATTGCCAAGACCGCTAATCTTCTGGGGAGAAGAAACGCTTGGGTCTTGTTCCCGCTGCCCAATGATTGTGTCCGGGGCGGGGTCTTCAAAGCAATAGGGACAAGGAACGTTTTCCTTGATATGATGTTTGCATTGGGGGCAAATGTTGCAAGTGGTGAAAGACAGATTATATGTTTTGGGGCTTTGCTGCCGATGTCGCCAACTATCCCGGGCGTCAACCGCTTTGTCAATTGCTTCATCGCAAGACTTGCAAAGACCGTCCGGAACCGGGTGTCCGTCCGTTGCGTTGGGGTCAATCGGCAACCGACAAGCCAAGCAAACCTTGACCGTCTTCAAAGCCCGGGATGACTTCCGCAAATATTCGGCAACTTCCTTCAATCGGTTTCTTTGATTGTCAACTTCCCAATCAATCTTGTCCCCGTCAATCTTTGGCATTGGTTCAACCTTTCTTCAATCACTTGTTTGAAATGTTGGGGTTTATTGGTGAAACGGTTTCAAGGCAATTCCGTTCTTTGGGGAGTTGGGCCCAATGTTTCGGACAAAACTTGTTTCCGTATCCGTCCCGGTATAGAACGGAACCCATTGGGGCGGGTGAACCACAAACGGAACAAGCGTCTTGGTTGGGCATTGTTGCCAACCATTGCTTCATCACAATACCTTTCCCTTCCAGCTTGCCCCGCAATTTGCCAACCCAGAAGCCCCGCAACCAACCAAAGACATACCCCAACGCGAATAATCCGAGATAAGCCCAAAACATATCATTTCCCTTTCAATAGCTTGGGAACCGGCTTGACCAATCCCCTTTGAATTGTGTCTTGTTCATTCATCAACTTGAAGACCGTTGTTTCCCCGTTGGGGAAATTGACCCGCAACCGGACAACCGGTCCGCGGACCCTTTCAACAATGACTTCAAACTTCCCGTCAATCATAACCGCTTCCGCGGTTTTTCTGGAAAGAATCAACAAGGGTTCAACCCCTTTCCGCCCCCGGGCAATCATCGAAACAAACGCCCCCAACCGGGTCTTGGCAGTCTTCACAATCCCAAGCGTCTTGGGACGCTGCCCCGCGTTTGTCGTGAATGGGTGTTAACTTGTTGTCCAAGACCAACCGCTTGACCCATACTTCATCAAGGAACGGTTGAATGAAGCTTGACTTGGAAATCCCCGGGAAGATGAAAAGCGTTTGATTGATGAATGTCAACGCTTTTTGATAGTCCTTCTGCCCGAAGCTTCCCGCGGGGACATCCAAATCAATATACGCTTGAAGCGTCTTGATTAGGTGGGAAAGTTGGTCATGTTTCCTTCTCAGACATTGGGCTTCAATGACCGCTTTGCAAACCTTCAAAAATTTCTTTGTCTTCATCCTTCTTTTCCCTTCTTCAAAGTGGAAGTGTAAACACCTAGTTTCAAACCATGGGGTTTATTGGAGAATCAACGGGCTTTCAATCCTGCCCCCAACCAAAGCTTCCGGACATTGGGCTTCAATACAAACAAGTGAAGATTCCGTCCGCGGACCCCGGACTTGTTGGGGACTTCCTTCCGTTCAAGGATTGACAATTCCCTCATGTCCGCGGTATAGCGTTCAATGGAAGACTTCCCAAGCCCCAAAGCGGTTGCAATTTGACCGCAAGACAACCCGTCTTTGTATTTCATCAACAGACGGATGATTTCAAATTGGAAACCATATCCGGTGTCTAATCCAATCTTCCGAACAATCCGCAAACAATCCGCGTCAACCTTTGACTTGCCCAAGACGATTGCCAAGCAAATTGCAAGCTTTGTGAATTGGGCAGTCAACCGGGTTGCCAATTCAACCCGCGGTCTGTAAGCAATTTCGGACTTGTCCCGTTTGACTTGTGCCCGGCAAAAGGAAACGGTTTGACCCAACGCTTGGATTTTGTGGTCAACCTTCTCCGGGACGGTTATCCTTGCCGATTGAATCAACTCCCCCTTCAAGTGATTGACAAACCCAAAAGAAGCTTGTTTCAACGTTAACATCTTGTTGGTTGTTTGGTTGTCTTCCAGGAAGGAAAGAATTTGATTAGCAGTATTATTGAACGCGGCTTGAAGGAACGGGGTTTGGTCTTCTTCTCCCAAGATTTCACAATCAAGGAAACGTTCCCCCAAATGGGTCCGGTTCAAGTTTCGGATTTCATCCGTAGCACACAAAACAAACGTCATCCGTAAAGATTCATAATCATGAGCAACCTTATTCCGATAGCTTGCCCGGGAAGTTCCGTCATATAGGTCCCGAAGTTCCGCTAATATCTTGTCCCGGTTGGGGGCATTCAATAGCGTATCTCCATCCTTGATGATTGTTGTTTTCCTATCCATTTTCGGAACAAGGGAATTGTCTTCTGCCCTTGCCTTGGCGGAACGTCCTTCCGTAAAGCCCGAATGAAGACCGGTGATTGATGAAACAGGATAGACATAATCCCGGGCAGGGGACAAGCATTCCGCAAGTGTTGTCTTTCCACTTCCCGGGGGTCCGATAACCCGCAACCAAAGTTGTTCCCCGGGCAACTCGGTTGAAGCCATGACCGCAAGCATTGTTGCCAACGTATCTTGAAGAATCGGTGTCCAATGAAGGGTTTGTTCAAAATCCTTGCAAAGTTCCCGGAAGGAAGACCGGGGAATTGGTTCAATGACGGGTCCTTCATCTTCTGGGGATGATAGCTTCTTCCCGGTCAAGACGCTTGAAACCTTCTTCATCTTGGACAGAAGGAACGCAAGCCCCTTTTGCGGACCCCTTTCCCCAAATAGGTCCCGGACATCATATCCGTCTTCAAAGTCCTTGGAATGGCCCCGCTTGCCCCAATATAAGCGTTCTAGCCCCTTGGGTCCTTCTCCATTGGCTTCCCCGCAAACCTTCCCAACGCGTTTCATACCATCCCACCCGGGGCGGACGGACTTCCCGCTTGGGGTCTTCCGGGGCCAATCATTGTCATAAGCCAAACGGACCGTCTTCCCGGCAAGCAAAGGGACCCATTCCGCTTTGAAGGTATTTGCCCCCGGGGTTGCAATGACCGCTTCCTTTGCCCCAAGGGACTTCTTTGGGTTGCGGGTCTTGACCAACCGTTGGCCATTGTCCCGGGTTTGTTGCAACGCCCCCCAGACGGACATTCCGTCCCAAGGACCCTCTTGAAGCCAAACAACCTTTTGACCCTTCTTCAACAGATGAAGACCAAAAGGCCAAATCTTCAACCCGGGTGTTGACATTGCCCGGGGATTGTCAAAGCCCCATTTGTAAAGGTTTGCAAGCTTCCCCTTGTTGTTATATGCCGGAATCAACCAATCCCCGTTCAACGGGTTCCGGGCAACTTGCCAAGCTTTCAAGACATCCGGTTCAATCCCCCGGTCATCCGTCAATTCTTCAAAGTCTTTGTCCGTTGTTGACTTGATGGACATTTCCAGCAACCGAGAAAGAAAACCGTATATGTTTCCGGTTTCCCCGCAAGACTTGCAATCCCATTGTCCCGTTGATTTATTGATGAAGAAATGTCCGTCTTTGTCGCAAAGGGGGCAAGCCCCTTCCGCTTGTTCCCCTTCCCAATCCAAGTCAAGACCATGAAAAACAAAAGGTTTCAATTTTGCGGGTGTTGTCTTCTTCAACGCTTCATCCTTTCTACAATGCAAGGGCAACGCCATTGGCCCAATTGTCTTCAATCAAATCACAATCAACCGGGGTGGGAAGTCCCAAGACATCCCCCGCGGTTTCCATCAAATTCTTCACCCTGCGGATTTTGGCAATGTTGCCCTTCCGCTTGGGGAAATCCAAAACAATTTCATCATGAACCGTCATAATCATTTTGAATTCATCCCCCAACCGGTCAAGGTAAGCATTGACACCAATCAACGCGTGAATCAAACCCCAACCCGCGGACCCTTGAACAAAGTAATTGACCGCAGCGTGGGGCTTTGAACGGGGGACTTCCAGACGATACCCGCCAAGGGTTGTGACAAACCCGTTTTGTTTGGCTTCCCGGTTCTTTGAAGCCATGAATTTGTCAATCAAGGGAAGTTGTTTCCGTATCATTTGATAAGCGTTGGGAACGCGGTAGGTTGCATTGGCCCGGGCAATCCCCGCCCCATATATCAACGCAAAGTTTCCATTCTTCACCCAACGGTATTGTTCCGTCTTCGCAAATCCTTCTGGTCCGAGTTTGGCAAATAGCTTGGGGTGAAGTTGTTCCCCAATAACAAGATGAACGGACTTTCCTTCTTCAAACGCGTCAATCAAACGTTGGTCCCCGGATTGGTAAGCAAAAATCCGAAGTTCTATATTCATATAATCCAACGCAAACCAAACCCGCCCCGGGGCAGGGCAGAAGACTTGACGCAAGTTGAAGTTTTCTTTCTTTGAAATGTTTTGGGCGTTTGGGTCATTGGAAGACAGACGGGTTGTCTTCGTCCCGGTAATGTTGAAGTTGGGAAACAACCGCAACCAAGACGGGTTGCCCCCGTTGGGACCCCTTTTTGATTTGGTGGGGTTTATTAGAAAACAACCATCCGTTCCAATGGGGAACGATACCTTCCCATATGTTTCAAGGTAATCATCCGCTTTCCCGGTCTTGCGGAACGCTTGAAGGTTTGCCATGAAATGGAACGCTTTGGAACGGGTCTTGACTTGAAGCTTCAATTCTTCAATGGTGTCATTGTTCGTTGAATAGCCCGTCTTGGTTTCCATTTTGGCGGTTGGCTTCAACTTGAAGTTCCCATATAGGACCCCTTGAAGCTGCGGATAAGAACGCAAGTTGTCAATCTTCCCGTTGGCAAGACGGACACATTTTCTTTCCGCGTCTTCATTGGCTTGACTGAATTGGGCAACCGCTTTGTCAAGCTTCCTGCGGTCAATGGTGATTCCGTTTTCTTCCATCTTGAAAGTGATTGAAAGAAGCTTCTTCCGCGTTTGGTATAACTCCCAAAGTCCTTCTTCCTTCAACGCGTCTTCAAAGATAAGCCAAAGACCCATTGTCCTTTCCGCGTCAAGCAAACCATAGGTTGAAAGAACATTCCACCAAAGGTGGTCTTTGGGATATTTTTCATCCTTGGCAATTGCCCGGGGAAGCCAAGTGTCGAAATAATGCCAGCTTGAACCATGGGAAGCCCGTTTCAAGTGGGGCCAATGGGGGTCATGGGGTCCGGCAATCCGCCAACCCTTCTTCTTTCCAATTCTCCGGGCTTTGATTGTTTCTTCTGCCAACGCGTCTTGGTCTTCAACGCTGATGTCAAGGAATTCCGCGGCAAGGTCTTTCAAGCCATGGGGGGCGGAAGACATCAAGACATGAGAAGCAATCAAGGTGTCTTCACAATCTTCCAGCGTTTTCAACGCTTCCGGGAAGGATATGATTCCTGCTTTGTAATGGGCCCGGACATCAAACTTGGCATTGTGGAAAACCAACCGATTGTCCCGGTATACTTCATGAATTTGACGGACTTCCTTCTTTGGCATATTCGGAAGACGGGTCTTGGGGTCAACATCCCATTCCCATCCGTTCATGGTCCCTTCTTCGTCACAAATGGAAGTGAAGAACGGAAGACAACCATGATGAAGGGAAACCCCGGTGTCTTCGGTATCCAACGCAACAAGGGGCTTCCGGGCTTTGCGGATCGGTTTGACCATTGTTCAAACCCTTTCTTCTTTTTGATAGGACAAAGACGCGGGAAGCTATTTGGTCAACTTCTTCATTGCTTCCCGTCTTTGTTTGATGATTTGACGCTTTGACGCTGCCCCGGTCATTTCCCGGGCATAATCCAACGGACCCTTCTTTCCGGGAGCCCGGAACGGGGGAAGGGGATGTTTCCCGGTAATGTCAAAGCGGTATAGCCCCGCGGTCTTGATTGCCGTTTCACAATCTGGCCATTGAACCGGCATTGAAAGACATTCCGCTTTGATTGTCTTTTCAACCTTCTCCGGTTTGATGTCCTTTTCCGCCATGGTGTCAAACCCGGCAAGGGTAGACATCCCCGGGACCCAAAGCTTTGGTTGGCCTATATAGAAATCGCCAATTCCCAACGTCAATTGAATTGGCATTTCCGGAAGGAATGCAAACAAGCCCCGCAGATATTCAACGGACGGGATTGTTGGCTTGACTTCCAGAAGACCGGGGAAGGATGACCATTGAAAGAAGAAGTCCGGGGTATATTCCCAACCGTTTTCAAGACGGAATGTCTTTGGCTCATACTGCCAACCGTCCATCAAGTGGTAATAGTCAAAGAAAACCGCCCAACGGGCTTCAAGACGGGACTTGAATTCAACGTCCCGGTATATTGTGGGTTTGGGTTCAATCACCTTCCGGACGGGCTTGGGGGGCTTTCTACGGGCTTTCTTCAACGCTTGGCGGGTCCGTCCCTTTTTGGTCTTCCGCTTGTATGCTCTTTTTGCTTTCTTCTTCTTTGCCATGGTCCGGACCCTTGTTTGAAATCGTGGGGTTTATTAAGAAATCAAAGTGTGTAAACAATGAGTTTGGGAAATGCGGAAGCCCGGGTTTGGTCATCCTCGGAACTTGCACCCCGGGGATACTTGGATTTAGACAGCCCCCCGGGCTTCCGGTCCCCTTGCCTTATTCGTCCCCTTCAAGGTTGTCCCAAGGAACGTTGGCTTTCTTCTTCCCGGACTTCACAAAGACCCCGGAAACGGTCTTCTTCGTCTTGTTGACCGTCTTGACTTCAAATTCCGCGGGTTTGGCCCGGGGGGACGGTTTCAACATATAGACATCTTCTTTGTCCGGAACCCAATCTTCTTCTTCGTCTTCGGGTTCTTCTTCTTCTTCTTCTTCTTCGTCTTCATCCTCCGTTTCTTCTTCGTCTTCATCCTCGGATTCATCTTCTTCATCCTCGGAATCTTCGTCTTCCGCTTCGTCTTCTTCTTCATCGTCTTCCGGGTCTTCGTCTTCATCTTCGTCCGGAAGGGGTTCATCTTGGTCTTCTGCCAACCCTTGAATGAAGACATACGTTCCCCCGTCTTCCGGGGCCCAAGTGTTGAAGTAGAACATTGGTTGGGCTTCCGCCAATTCCCCAAGGATGTCCGGAAGGTCATCAATGTCTGAGTCTTCAACGGTGTCCGCCCCCAAAAGCTTCATGTCGGAAACAAGTCCTTCAAGCTTGTCTTCAACCGTCTTGTTTTCGGTTGCCCGGATGAAGTGTTGAATCGAAGTCTTCACCCCGGCATATTCTTCCGGTTCCGCAACCTTGGCTTGAAGGAAGACATATGGGTTGCCCTTTTTGTCAACGTCCAACTTGAAGCCCGTCAATTGGGCAACACCGCGGACAATGCCCCCGGGCAGCGTAGAACCCTTGGCTTGCCCTTCCGCTTCCCGGGCTTTCTTCCAAGACCGTCCCCCGCGTTTCTTCAACTTTGCCAACACCGCGGAACTTGCTTTCTTCTTTGCCATAACTCAAAACCCTTTCAATCAAAAAGTGAAAATAGAAAGAACGCTTTCCGGGGTGTTACCTTGACCCCGCTTTTTTGAAAGCTTTCACAAATTCGGAATAAGCTTCTTCGGATGAATCCCCCGCGTCAATGACGGGGTCAAGTTGAAACCAATTCTTTGCATCATAAGCGGGTGACCAATCGCAATATATCATCCTCCCTTCTCCATCGTCCTTGACTTTGGTTTTCGGACCCCGCTTTTTGGACAAGTCAAGTTCAACCAAATAATTGTAGAACAAAACCCCTTGGGCCCAACGGTGAGTTGTTGACCAAGTTTCCGGGTCACAATAACAGATGAAGCGGTCATAATCCGCCCCTTCCGGGTTGTTGTATGGTTTGACGCGGGAATGACCAATCAAGACAACATTGATTCCCGCTTTGCGGATCAAATCCAAGACATCAAGGAAGCGGGGCCAATCAACTTTGGCAGCTTGCTTGGGTCCCTTTTGGTAAGAATAGAAACCCTCGGTTGACCAATCCCCATCAAAGTATTCTTCGCAATGATGGATGAAGCAAAGCTTTTCAAAACCGGTGATTGAATCAAAGACCGCGGTTTGAATGTCATATTCACCCGCGGCAATGTCTTCCCCAAGACTCAACAGATTTTCAAAAGAAGACGCTTCTTCCACAAAGACCGGTTGGGGACAAAGGTTGAATTCTGAAAGGGTCCGGATTCCTTCTTCCTGCGGGTCAATGATGAAGCCCGGTTTGGGGAAGTGTGAAGACCAAGACGTTTTGCCAACCCCGGAAGGACCGTATAAGACAAGCTTCAATGGGGACTTCCCAAAGAAACCCTTCCCGGTCTTCTCTGGGGAAGATTTGGCCCCGCGTTTCTTCGGTGTCTTCGTCCGTTTGGCTTTTGGTCTTTTCTTTTTGGGGCGTTTGGTTTGGGAAGAAGTTGTTGCCATGGGTCCGGGTCCCTTTCTTCAAATCGTGGGGTTTATTGGTGAATCCAAATCGGGTGGGAATCTGTATTGTAACTTATTCCAATTCCGGGAACAAGGTTTGAATCTTCATAAGCTTATCTTTCCTGCCGGTTGTCATATAGTCAAAGTATGAGCCCCGGAAACCGCTTGCCATGGAGTTATAGACACCCCAAGGGAAACGCCAATGATAAGGGTTGGGAATCTTGGCAATCGGAACCCCTTTTTCAAAGACGGAAGTTTCCCAAGGGTTCAATGGGTCCGCTTTGATTGACTCCCACCAATCAAGCAACCCTTCAAGGATTGGGTTAAAACATTCCGTCTTGAATCGTTCAACGTCCTTCAAATAAATCCGGGACTTCCAGCGTTTGAAGTAATGGTCCCGGTCTTTGGCAATGTCCCCCTTCAACCGGTCAAGGAATTGGTCTTCCGTTTCCGCCCCTTTGCGAATCTTGACGGGCTTCCCGTCCTTCATGATGGGTTTCCCGTCCGGACCCTTTTTGTTGACTTCCCGTCCCTTCCGTTGTTTGATAGCGTGTTGGTCAGATAAGGGTCTTCGGATAACGTTGTATAAGACCCCGCGGATTGGCAACCGCCAAAAGTATTTGTTGAACGCTTCCCCTTCCTTCCCCCGCGGTTCCCAATCTTGAAGCGGTTCAAAGGGGGCTTTGTTCTTTTGGTAAGTGTGAAGGGCAATCAAATAAACCATGACTTGAAGATTTTCATGAACGGTTGAAAGAATCCCCGCTTCATCAATCCGCCCCTTGGTCTTGTTCTCCATCAACCAAATCCCTTTTGACTCCCGGAAGACTCCATCCCATTTGCCCCGCAGAAGGACAACCCGTCCGGAAGGGAGTTGATAGGGGACTTTGAAATCAACTTCCGCCAACAGCGTTTGACGCTTCTTTGTGTCCGGGTGTTTCTTCCACTTGCGGATATATTCCGGGAATTGTCGTATTGCGATTTTATACCACTTCACAATTGAAGCTTCCGCCCCGGGATGATTAGCCCGAAGTTTGTCCCGGTATGCCCCCATTGATTTTTTCCAGTCTTTCCCCAATGCAAAAGCTTCTTCCGCTTCATGCCACAATGAACCGAATTCAAGGGCAGAATTGAAACCTTCATCTTCTTCCAACCCTTCAACAACTTTCAAGCGGAAGCGTTCCCGGCATTCTAGAAAGCGGGTCAAAAGGGAAAAACTTATTCCGTCCCCTTCCGGACCGGGTCCCTTCCACAAAGACGCGGGAGTTGAAGAACGCTTGGCGGATTCAAAAAGCTCTTGTCCGCGTTGAACGCTTGAGGCTTTCCCTTTGCGGATCGGTTTTGGCGGTTTTCTTTTGCCCATTGTTTTCTTCTTTCCTTCTGGAATCTTCGGGTTGACAGCTTCTTCCGGGAACGGTTCTTCTTCTTTCCCGCTTGCCGATGTCCTTTGACTTTGCGTTTTCGTTTCATCGGTTTCCCATGTTAGGAATTCCCAATTCATACTTCCCACCAATTGAATTCATCAAGACCGTATTTGCGGGATAGGTATTCTCTGGAAGCGGATTGAATATCTTGAACCCCAAACATATTCCGCCCCTCCAAATACAACGGGTTTTCTTCTTCCTTCGGTTTGACATGAAGGGCAATTGATTCCGGACGGGTTCCGACATTGAAAGCCCGGGAGAATCGCCAAAAGAAATCAAAATGTTCCCCGCCAATCGGGCAAAGATTGTCCCAACGTATCATTTGAACCGCTTTGGTTTCCGCGGCAAAGAAGTTGGCCCCATAATCAACGCGGAAGATACCGGGCCCAAGTTCTTCATGAACTTCCAGGGGAAGACGGTCAAGGACCCCGTTGAACATTCGCAACAAGCCCCAAAAGTTTTCACCCAACCATTGTTGGGGACAGCAAAGTTGAAGGTCATGATTGACAACCGCTTGAAGAACCAAATCAAGACGGGTGTTTTCGGTGAAGACAACATCATGATCCGAGTAAACCATATACGGGGTTTCGATCAAATCAAGACCGAAGTTCCGCCCAAAGTTGAATTCCGAATAAAGCCCCGCAGAATTGACATTGTGGAATTCCGATTCAAACGGGGGACAAATAAGTTGAACTTTTCCCGCGTCAATGAACGGTTTGATTTCCAGAAGAAGAAAATCCCGTTCTTTCCAATTTGCAACAACAATGATTTCCCCCCAATCATAATATTCCAACGCGGACACAACCAACCGCTTGCAAGCTTGGGGGCGGTTGAACGTCTTGACCAAAAGGGTTGTGTCTTGCAAGTTGCGGACCGGACCCTTGAACGTTGGCAACGCTTTTCCCGTCAATGGCTTCATGCCCGGGCCCCTTCAAACTTTGCCCCGCGGTCAATTATCCTTTCTTCAATGATGACTTCCCGATTGACGGAAGCCAAGGACCGAAGAACCCGGTTGGCTTGTTGGAAGGTGGGGAAGTGTTTTGCCCGTTGAATCCAATCCGTCCATTGACGGGGGTTGTCATCTTCCAACCATGAATTTTGCGTCTTCCAGAAGATGACCCAACGTTTGATTCTGCGGGGTTTATTACCGGGACGATGGGGACGCTTGCGGACTTGTTTCTTTTCCATTCTATTCCCTTTCTGATAGATTGGATTGGGTTATTAGATAGGTATATATATCTTATATATACTTACCCTAGAGAATTTTTGACCCTTCTGGAAATCTTGGGGTTTATTGGCGGATTCAAAATCACTTGGGCTTCCGCTTCAAACGCTTGGCAACTTTCCCGTCAACTTTGAAAGCCCGGACAACAATGGAATGGGTTTCCGGTTCCCGATTGACCCGGACTTTCAACCCGCAAGCTTTGGCAGCTTTCCGGCAATTATCATCCATGGTTGCCAATTCACATTGAAAGTCTTGACCCCGGGTCAATCTGCGGGTCTTCCCGTCAAGCCAAGTTGACCAAGGATAGATTGGAACCCTTCCGGACTTGCGTTTTGGGGGCTTATAGTTTTTCAATACTTTTGCCATGACAACACCTTTGAAAAAAGTTTGGTTGACCCGTCCCTTTGGTTTCCTTTTCCTTGGGACGCTTTGTCCGGGGTCCTCAGACTAGCCAACCAAAACCGCGGTTGAAATAAACGGGACCCCGCGTCCGATTGTCCGGAGTTTGGCGGGGCCCCTTCCCGGGTTGACCCAAGGGGGCAATTGCTTCCCCAGAAAGCCAATTGACCGGGTTCCGGACCGGCAACTTTCAATCTATACCGGGGAACCCAAAGCAGTCAAGCGGATTTTCGGAATTGGTTAAACCCCTATAAAATAAGGGTTTCCGGTCATGGGGCCCGGTCCGGATTGTTCAAAATGATTGCAATTTTGGAAAAGCTATTGATTCCAAACGCGGATTGATTTATTCTTCATTGTTGGGGCAAGGGACCCCAACGGACCGAAGACCAAAGAAGAAAGGGAAGTTCCATGGTCAAACGCGTTGAAATCTTACCGTTTCTTTCTGCCGAACAAATCAACCGGAACCCGGATTTGTTTGGGGACAATGACAGCGTCTTTGAACTGGGGTCTTTTTCTGGGGAAGATACGGAAGAAGAAACTTCCGCCCCGGATGAAGACCCGCGGTTTGATGGGTTGCAACTTCTTTGAACTGTTTTTCTGTTTTCACGTTTCACTATAGAAAGGGGACATCATGTCCGCAAAAGTAAAGTTTCAAAAGTTGGGTGTCGAGTTGCGTGCAAAGGGGCAGAAGGGGGGCCCGTTGGATGTTGACTCGGTCAAAGAATTCCTTGGTTGGGAAGAAGAACCGGAAGGGAAGGATTGGGGGGAAGACTACCTTTTCAAAGACTTGAACAAAAAGAAAGTCCGGTTGAACAACAACAACACAAACCGCCCATTCCGCAGAACGCTTGCCAAAAGGTATGCTTCGGAAATCCTGCGGAAGAAATGGAGGGTAAACGGGGAAACGTTTGTTGTTGACCGCTTCGGAAAAGTTCAAGACGGACAACACCGCGGGGTTGGTCTTGTCTTTGCAGAACAAGAGCGACAATCCGACAAAGAATATTGGGCGGAAAACTACGGTTGGAAGACCGCGGTTGCAATTGACGCGTTGTTGGTTTCGGGTATCTCGGACAAGTCCGAAACCGTTGACACTTTGGGACTTGGTCAGAAGCGTTCTTTGGGGGATGTCATTTTCCGAAGAAAAGAATTCAAGACCATTGGCGAGAAAGACCAAAAGCGGTTGGCAAACATCTTGTCCGGGGCGGTCCGGTTGGTCTGGATTCGGACGGGTGGGAAGTCCGTTTCAGACGCTCCATGGTTCCCCCATTCCGAAGCGTTGGAATTCCTTGAATCCCATCCGGGAATTGTGGAAGCGGTTGAAACCGTCTTCAAGTTGGAAGGTGGGGGCGGGGCAGACGGGAAGAAGATTTCCCGCAAGCTGTCTTTGTCCTATGCTGCGGGGCTTCTGTATTTGATGGGGACTTGCGGAACGGACCCGGACAAGTTTGAAGACGGGGGCAAGGTTGACCGTAAGCATTGGAAGAAAGCCAAAGAATTTTGGTCTTCCTTTGCCGATCCGGATGAACTCGGAAAGGGTTCCCCAATCATGGCGGTCCGGAACGCGTTGGAACGTCTTGACGCTTCGGGAGCCATGGCAAGGGATGAAATCATTGGAACGGTTGTCAAAGCGTTCAACGCATTCCTTGACGGGAAGAAGGTTTCCAGCGTCAAAGATGTCAAAGTCAAACGGACAAAGAACAAGGAAACCGGAAAGATTGAATTGGGTGAAGACCCAAGACTTGGCGGACTTGACCGCGTTCCCGCAGAAGAACCGGAAGAAGAAGATGAACCCGCAGCGGAAGCCCCGGTCCGCGGGAAGCGTTCCGGCAAGACTTCAACGGCAACCAAGGGTTGGAGAGTCAAAGACACTTGTTGGGTCATTGACAAAGATGACCCGGAAGGTTGTTGGTTTGGCAGCGTCAAGGGATTTTCAGATGACAAAAAGGTTGCTTGGGTGACCGCAAAGGAAGACGGGAAAGATTATGAAACCCCCGTTGATTCTCTGTCCATCGACAAGCCCCAAGCGGATGAATACGAGGATTGACCCCGCTTGACGATTGTTGACCCGGAATTCTGCCCGGGAGCCCCGGAAATGGGCTTCCCGGGCTTTTTTTATGTCCTTCCGCCCCTAGTTTGAAAACGTGGGGTTTATTGGTGAATCAAAAAACAACATTTCAAATCCCCCCTTCCGGGGGAAATTGAAAGAATTATGGGAAAAATTTCAGGATTGCTAATAATGAGGATTGACCCGGAAAGAAACTAAGCGTATAAACGGGGTGTTGGTTGTGTGTTCTTTGACAACTCGGAAACGCGGCAAGGAAGCCCACCCCGTTCCCTCCCATTTGCCGGGTGGTGATTGGAACAAAGCCCAAAGCGGGGAAAGAAAACGGCAAAGACAAACAAAACACAAACCTTGAAAGGGGAATAGATATGAAACGAGACAATTACTTTGTATATCTGACAGATTTGGACACTAAGCTTGGGCATCGACAATCAACGGACCAAAAGGGGATTGAATGGGTTCAACGGGATGAAGAAGTTGTTTGGGTTGCGGAATGTTACGTTTTGATTGACGGTGACCAAACGTTTGCTATCGTCAACACCTTGATTGGCGATGATTTCACACAACCGATTAAGGCCCATATGGAATGGGAAGTTGGTTTCATCCAAGACAACATGATTTGAAAGGGAATAGATATGACAGACAAATTGACCGCAGCAAACAAAAGTGAATTGACCCGGGAACAATGGTTGACGGAAGTTGTCAACATGGCGGAACCGTTCTTCAACGAAGCGGATTTGAAGCTTCCCAAAAATTGGCGGGTGTCTTGCGGGTTTCCTTCATCCGGTCCGCGGAAAGCTATTGGGGAATGTCATTATGAGTTGAACTCAGAAGACGGGGTCCGGGAAATGTTCGTTTCCCCAACGCTTGGAACTTCGGTCAAGGCAATCAAAGTCCTTCTTCATGAAGTGATTCATTGTTGCCTTGGTCCGGGCAAAGGACACCGCAAAGAATTCTCCCAAGCGGGGAAGCGGTTGGGATTTGAAGGGAAGCCAACCCAAATGGAACCCGCGGATGAAGATTGGGAACCGTTCTTCAACTTGGTTGTTGAAACGCTTGGGGAATACCCCCATGGGAAGTTGAATCTTTCCGGACGGAAGAAACAATCAACGCGGATGATTAAAGTAGAATGTACCGATGAAGACTGCGGTTGCGTTCTGCGGATGTCCCGGAAGTGGATTGAAACGCTTCCGTCCCTTCCCATCTGCGGTTGCGGTTGTGACATGAAGGTTGACTTGATGGGGTTGTTGGGAAGTTAGTTCTAAACATTCAACGGGCCCCCGGGAAACCGGGGGTCCTTTTCTGGAAGGAAGAAGACATGAAGAAGATTGACTTTGGGAAAGCGTTGGATAAAGCCCGGAAGAATGCCCGGACGGACGGAAAGAAAACCGCCCCCAAACCGGTCCGGAAGAAGACGCGGAAGCAACCGCGGAAAGTCAAGGACGGGAAACCTTCCCACATTGCCGTTGACGCGTTGGCGGGGACGGGAAAGACTTTCACGTTGGTTGTTGGGGTTGCTGCCCTTTTTGCTTCCGCAACCTTTGGACGGTCTTGGAAAACGGTTGTGAAGAAACTTGGGTTTGATCCCAAGCCAACCGCCCAACAATCCGGGGTTTGGAAAGCGTTGAAATCCGGTCCGCTGCCCCGGACAATTACTTACCTTGCTTACAACCGGACGATTGTTGACGATTTTGGGGCGGAATGGAAATGCCTTGTTGATGTCTTGAAAAAGGACAACATCTTTTTCAATTTCCGGACTTGTCATTCTTTGGGATTTGGGGCTTGTTGCAAAGCTTACGGGTTGAAGCTTGAAAACGTCAACCAATTCAAGACCCAAGACTTGCTTGAACGGGAATTGGGTCAAGACTTGCGGGTTTATTCGGAAGAAGTTGACGGGGGTTCAACAATCGTTTCCGCGGTTGTCAAACTTGTTTCCCAATGTAAGTTGAACTTGGTCAACCTTTGGGAAAAGGATAAAGACGGGAAGTGGGAAGCGTTGGCAAACCTTGCAACCCATTTTGAGATTGACTTAGAAACGGAAGACGGGTTTGATTTGCGGGATGAAGTCTTCCGTCTTGTTCCGGTCATCCTTGACCAATCCAGGAAGGAAACCGGGACGATTGACTTTGATGACCAAGTTTGGTTGCCCAATGTCAACAATCTTCCGGTTGCGGTTTGTGATTTGCTGTTGGGGGATGAAGCCCAAGATTGGAACAAAGCCCAACAAGCATTGTTGACAAAAGCGGGAAGACGGATTGTCATGGTTGGGGATGTCAACCAAGCAATATACGGTTTTGCGGGGGCGGATGTTGAATCCATTCCGAGAATGAAGACGGAACTTCAAGCTTCCCGCAAGTTGGAAACCTTCCCCTTGACGCAAACCCGCAGATGTTCCAAAGCGGTTGTCCGGGATTGCCAACAATTGGTTCCGGAGTTTGAAGCGTTCCCGGAAAACCCGGAAGGGTCCGTTGAAGCCATGTCCGAAGAAGACATGATGAAACGGGTTGCGGAAGGGGACTTGATTCTTTGCCGAACAACCGCCCCCTTGGTTGGCTATGTTACAAAGCTTGTCAAAGCGGGAATCAAAGCCAACATCAACGGACGGAACTTTGGTGAAGGACTGATTTCCTTGATTGACCGTTTGAAAGCCAAGACCCTTGAAGACTTGGTCTTCGGTCTGGACAATTGGCTTGCCAAAGAAACCGCCAAAGTGAATGCCCGGAAACATCCGAGCGAAGACGCGTTGATTGCTTTGACGGACAAGCGGGATTGTGTCCTTGCCTTTACGGAAGGGGCGGACAGCGTCAAGGATGTCAAAGACAACATCAACAAGTTGTTTTCCAATGACCGGGAAGGGGTCTTGGCTTCCACTATTCATAGAGCAAAGGGAATGGAGTCAACCAACGTCTTCCTTTGTCATCCGGAACTTCTGCCCCACCCCATGGCAAAGACCCCTTGGGCAATCGGGCAGGAAAGAAACCTTGATTTTGTGGCACGTTCCCGGGCAAAATTGAACTTGTTCCGGGTTGAATAATCGTTCTTTTGATAACCGGGCCCGGGGGTCTTCCCCGGGTCCTTTTTCTGGAAGGAATTTGATATGAGATTTGAAGTAAAGAACGGGGAAAACTTGGCAGCGTTGTTGAAAGCATTTCCCAACGCGAAAGTCCGGGCATTGATAACCCGCCCCAAGATTGATTGTTGGTCTTTTGAAGTTCCGGAATTGCCCCAAGGAACGGGCCCCAACGCGGGTTTGACCGCTTTGCACTTGAAACCGGAAGACCCTTGCCCAACTTGCGGGAAGGAATACCAACCCTATGTCATCCTTGATTACCGTTGCAATCATTGTCTTGACAAGTTGAAGAAGGAAAAGGGAACCGGACGGAATAAAAGTCTTCCCCTTCCAACTCCCTTGGATAAAAAACCGAAGACAACCGCAGGGGGCGGATACGGGGAAACGTCTTGGTCCGTTCCCAAACCCGCGGTCAAACTTGGGAACGCTGTCTTGGAACCCGGAAAGACTTTCCTTGCCCGGGTGGATAAGGGAATCAACGGGAAGCGGGTTTGGGCAATGTTTGACCAATTGTCTTCAATGCTTGGCGGGGATGATGAAACCAAAAAGCAAATCATCCAACGTTGGGAAAAGATTGAACGGAAGTTTGTTGGGTTGGAAGACCCGGAACTTGTCCAGATTCCCGGGGTGATTGACGCGGGGAAGTATGCCGCGTTGGTCCGGGAGTTTCAGGGGGATTGATTCCGCGTTGAAGACTCGGTCCGGGTCCCTTCGGGGGCCCGGGCTTTTTTTGTGGAATTTGGTTGTGTAAACACTGAAATATTTTGACAATTAAATCTGTTTTAATTGCTGAAAAGGATTTGACCGCAGAAGCCCCCAGAAGCCCGGAATGACGGGGGTTGGGGTTTGGGGGTGAAATCATACCGGGAAGGGGCCCGGACGCTGCGGAAGGGGGCAAATCCGCGGGATTCTGCCCGAAAAGACCCGTCCGGGCCCCGGTATTCCCAAGGGAAGGGGACATTCCCAAGGGACGGGACCCGGAACGGGCAGGGGACGGGCTTCAAGCTTCGTCTTGATTCAAAGCTTCCCCAAGCGTCTTGTTCCGTTGTTTGTCCAATTCTTCCTTCAACAGCTTGACGCAAGTTTCAAAGTCATTGGTTGGGAAGTCTTGAACGTTCCATTGAAGATTGACTTGGGTTCCGTTGGGGGAGAATAAAGCGATGACCCAAGACCCGGCAACCGCCAACGGTTCCAACATCGGAAGAAGCAAAGCTTGAAGTTCCATCAAATCCGCTTCATCAACCCCTATCTTGGAAACGTGGGGTTTATTGGCGGAACGGTTCTTCCCCTTCCGGATCGGTCTTGGGGCGGAAACTTTTCCCCTTGGCTTCTTCTTCCGGATCGGTTTGGGATTCTTCATCTTTTGGCCCCCCGCTTGAACGTCAAGGGTCCGGACGGAATCCGGATGAACCAAGACAACCCTTTCCCAACTTCCACTTCCAACCCGTTCAAGCTTGCGAATTCATCAACCGCTTGTTTGACTCCAAACGCTGCCCCTTCCCGGGGCCCGTTATAATCATGACCGGACAACCAACCCCCGGGTTTGATTTTCTTTGCCCAATGCAAATCTTCCCGGACTTGGGAATAACTATGAATCCCGTCAATGAAAACCAAGTCAACACTTTGGTCCGGAATTTGTTTCCGGGCTTGTTCGGATGTCTTCCGGATTAGTTGAACCCGGTCATCAAATGGGGCAAGCAACTTCCGGGTCAAGTTGAAAGCCCCGGCAAATTGACCGCAACCAATCTTTGACTTTTTGTCTTTGCTTAACTTGTATTCTTTGGAAGTCTTCCAGGGGTCAACACCAACGTATGTCAACCCTTTGTGTCGATGGAGAAGACACCGCGGGTTTGCACCTTGCCAAACCCCAACTTCCAACATCTTTGGAGCCCGTTCCCTTTCCAGACGGTTCAAGATTTCAACGGAGTATTTGCGGACAGAAGGAAACATCCCAAAGGACTTTTGAAGAAGGAAGGAAGCAAAGGAAGACCCGGTAAGGATTGCTTCCCGTCTTTCTTCCTTGAAGAAGTCCGGAATGATGTTGGTCAAATGCCAACAACAAGCGTTGGGATTGAAGCGTCTTGTTTCATGTTGCCAAGCGGGGGACGATTTCAAAAAGACTTTCCGGGCCCGGTTCCAAGGGACGGGATTGTATCTCCATTGTTGAAGACGTTTGATTCTGAATTTGTCTTCCTTGGAAAGTTGAGAAAGCAACCCAACCGAAGTTGCCCCATATGGGATTTTCTCCCCTTTGGAAATCTTCACAATCATTTCCCGGCAACGCTTCAACGCTTCCGCCATGAAGGGACTTTTTGGGGTTGCCCCAAACGGACAAGCAACCAACCCCAACGGACCGGAAGCCCAACCGGAACCGCGTTCCAAAGCTTTATGGTGAATCCCAACAAAATCATTTTCTTCCATGGCATTCCAGAAGACGGAATCAAGGGGTCCGGTTGCGATAAAATCCGAATCAAACCAAACGCCCCCCTTTTCATGGATAAGCCAACAGCGTATTAAATCGGAACGTTGGGCAACCGGAACCCCGGAAGCAATGTCAAGGATTTCTTCCCCTCCCATTTCCTTGATGTCTTCCGGACCAATCAAACGGAAGGTGTTGTTGTTATGGTCAACCGATTCAAAACAAAGCTGTTGAAAATCGGAAACGGTTGCCCCCGGTTTGGTTTCCCAATAAGACCAAATATTCATCCCATATTCTCCCATGGTGTCCCCTAAAGTCTTGGCTTGGAAGGTTTGACAGATTCGGACGCTTTCTTCACTTGTTCAGATGTTGGTTGAATCCGTAGAAACTTTTTGATTCTAGTGATTTCAACCCGCGGGTGTTTCAACAATCGTTCAAACTTGACCGTCAAAACTTGCTTTTCTGGAAGGGATTGAATCAACTCCCGCTTCCCCGCCAATAGCCAACGTTGGTGTCTTTCAACCGCTGCGGGTGGGATGTCCTTCCGGACAATATCCCAACGCGTTGACATTGACTTGATTGACTTTTTGACGGGTCTTTGAATGTCGATGACCCGCAGCGTTTCCCCGCAAATGTTTTTCAATTGGTTTCCCATTTGGCATAGTTGCGGGTATTTCAACGCGGGGATTGTCTGTTTGAAATGGGCTTCCCGCTTCTTCTCATTGATGAACGCTTTCAACTTGCCCCAAAGCTGTCCCTTTTTGATTTTCAATTCAACCGCGGGGAACGGAATAGCTTCTTCGCAAATCTTCATCAACTGGATTGCTTCAAACCCGCAAGCTTTTTCCGGGTCCGTTCCATAGTATCCCGCAAGTTCATTGCCCAAGTGAAGCCCAAGATGATATAGGACCCCCGCCAACGCGGAAGACCCGGATGAATGAAGACCCAAGACCGCAACAAACGGGACTTCATCCGGTTTGAATTCCGCAAGTTGTTCCGCGGGGGCCCAATAGCGGTTTGGAAATTGCTTGTCTGTAATATCGGAATCCCCTTCCGATTGTCCAACAATCCATTCCCAAGGACAATAAATTCTGCGGTCCCGTCTTTGATGGAGTCTTCCTAAGTGGTGGTCAATGTGTTGACGGTCAACCCAATCTTTCCGCGTCAAGTGTTTATAGACAACCTTCAACATTTCCCCCCGCAACCCAAAACAATGGGTCCGGTTTATATTGTACGGTTGGAAGACTGCCCGATTGATTTTCTTTGGCGGGTGTTTATCAACCCAAAGATGTTGTCCGCCAAGATAGATCATTTCCCAATCTTCCGGAAGATATTTGAAGAAGCGTTCCGTCTTGGTCCGGAAGTCCGCGGGAAAAATTGCGTCATCCTCAAAAATCAAAAGGGACTTTGTCCCGTTGGCAATTGCCCGTTCCAAGATTTTCAAATGGGAACGATAACAACCCCAAGCCCCGGGCCCGGACTTCCACCAATGAGGATGGGGAACAACTTGTCCGTCAACCGCGGGAACGCGTTTGATAGATCGGAACGGGAAGTCTTCCGGGACCCCATCAAGGAAGCGTTCCCAACGGTCCGGTCTTCTGGAAAGATTGACGCAAACAACCTTTTGAAAAGTGTCTTTCAAGTTCATCGGTGTCCCCTGATGTCTTGACCCTAGTTTGAAAACGTGGGGTTTATTGGCGGATTCAAGTTGACCCCATGAATCCGGACCCCGCCCCATTTGCCAAGTGTATTGGGCCCCCTTGGGCAACGAGTATTGAACCGGAAGCGGAACCGGACCCGGACCCGGACCCCGGGCAGCAATCACCCAAGTCAAGTTCAACATCCGTTCCCGCTTTCTTCCCGCAAAGTTTCCCGTTCCGGAAAGTCAATGTTTCAACGGTCAAAGTGATTGTTGGTTTTGAAAAGCTTCCCCCGGTAACAACATCAACGTCCCCGGTATAATTACAACCGGAAGTTGAAACCGATCCGGAAGCGGATATTGAAGACCCTCCCGAAGCGGAAGCGGAAACGGAACCGGAACCGGATTGGGAAGTTGAACAAGGGACGGAACAATCCGAAACAATGAATAAGTCCCCCCAGACATCGGACACCGCAAACAACAGCGGTTCCCCAATTTCATCCCCGGACCCCGGACCACAAGACGGACCCGCGGTTGGTTGAATAGCTTCCCCGCAAAGATTGAAAACCCGGGCTTTGACTTGGGCCCCATCGTCATCCAAACGGGGAATCAACTTTGAAGACTTGACCGGGTTTTCAATTCTCCGGGCAACGTCTTCTTCTTCATTCTTTTCCCGTTGGTATATCTTGCAAATTCCGGACCCAAGGAAAAGACGGTTTCCAACACGTTTGGCCCCGGGGATGACCGCTTCCGGAACAACAGCATAAGCCCGGAGATAATTGAAACCGCGTTCCGGGAAACCAATGGAAGTTCCCCGGACCGGGTGGGAACGTCTTTCCCGGGCAAGTTGCTTGGCAAACAACGCGTCCGTCTTATCATTGAAACCGTATATGGTCATGGGTTCATTCTCAGAAGGGGCCCAAGTTCAAATCATTGAAGTCCGCCCAAGGATAACGGTTGAATTCTTTGAATTGCGGGTCTTCTCCGGTGTCCAGTTTCTTCCCGGTTCCGTTTTCAAGGAAGACTTGAGCGGGGTTTCCGTCCTTGTCCTCATATATCGCAATTTTTCCGTCATCATTTTTATACTTGTACCCAACGTGAAGGACCCGGGCTTTCCAAGTTTGAACTTGAATTCCTTCAACGGGGAACTTGCGAATTTTGAACTTCATCCGGTACGTCACTTGGACATATTTAATCCCTTCAATGCTTTCCTCTTGGGCTTCCGGGGGCATCATCAAAACGGTTCCCAAGGGAGCCCCATAGAACGTTGATGAGTTAACATGATTTCCATAATCAATAATAATGTTGGGGTCAAAGGGGTAGAATTCATACCGTTTGACTTCCAAAACCGCAATGACATTTTGAGTTGTCACAATCAACGGTTCTTCCGCGTCTGTCCGGATCGGTTCTTCTGTAATCAAATCCTTTTCAAGTGTTTCTTCTTCACTTTCCCCATACCAACGGATTTGTGGGGTCTTGGCTTCCGGGGGTTGGTTTTGGTCTTCGGAAGCGTCAACATTGGAATCAAAGGAACAAGGGACTTCCCATATGATGGAGTTGACCCCGGTGACCGGATGAATGATTCGGGAAACTTCCTTGGGATTTTGGGAAACACAAAACGCCCCTTGAAGGGAAGAAAACAAAGGGGGAATTCCCGTTGTTGCAACAATATCTTCTTCCGTATCGTCTTGGGTGTCTGCCAAAACAAGATAGGTCCGTTTGAACCGTTTCCGATTGGCCCAACTTTTGTCTTGTTGTTCAAGGGCAAGCGTCCCCCCGGAAGTTGCGTTCTTCAATCCTAAAACTTTGGGCATTGTTTACACTCCCGCAACCGGTTCCGAATAGTCAACAATCAATTCATTTTGAGTTTCAAGCAACTCATTAGTTTTTTGGGCTTCCTTCAATTGCTTCTGTTGGGTTCCGTCCCGGAATTGAAGTTCAAGGATTTTTTGGGCAGCGGCAACGGTTCCTTCTTCCAACGCTTTTGTTGGGGAAACCTTTGCCCCGGGAAGACCCGCCAACGCTGCCCCCGCCCCTCCCGCTTGGGCTTCCGTTTGTTTGGATGTCATTTCTTCCGCTATCCTGACGGATTCGGCATATTCATCCAATGCTTCTGCCCCTTCAACTTGTTGTTTTCGGGTTCTGATTTCCTCCAACATTCGGTTCAAGTTTTCCTTTTCCCTTTTGATTTCATCGTCCCGAAGTTTATTCGATTTCCCAACGCGGTCATTCCATTTGGCAAGATTCTTCCCCGTTTGGACAGCGGCATTGTCAATCTTGTCATCGAACGTACCCCCAACGCTGCCCATTGCTTCATCAAAACCGTCATTGTAATTTTTCAAGCTGTTTTTCAGATCGGCAATTTGTGCGTCAAGTTCCTGAATTGCTGGAAGCGGAACGGGTCTTCCCGCTTCCTTCTGCCCCATCAAGGATTGTCTTTCCGCTTGCAACATTTTCAAGCGGTCCCGAAGAATCTTCATCCGCTGTTGTTCCAATTGGGCGGACTTTGCTTTGGTTTCGGAAACATCCGTCCCCGCTATAACGTCAAAGACTTCCCCAAGGACCCCCGCGTTTTCGGCAAGACTCAAAATCCCCTTGGCAATAGTTTTCTGGAGGGAAAACCAAGTTTGAAGGACTGCCATTTTGGCCCCTTCCCAAGCTTCAATGAAGAAGGTTGCAAATCCTTCCCAAGCTTCCGCCAATGTGTCAACAACTTGAAGCCAAGTAATTGTCAAACCTTGACCCAAGATTTCCCATGCGGCTTGAAGGTCACCCATTGCGATTGCATCGACGATACCGGAAAAGGTGTCCTTGATTGTCTGTCCAATCTGCCCAAACTTTTCCGCAAAGAATGAAGCAACTTGGGTCATGACGGACCGGGCAGAAGAAGAAAAGGTGAATAATGCTGCCCCAACCGCAACAATTGCGGCAATGACCAACCCCGGGGGTGAAATCAAAGCCAACATCAACACCTTCACAACCGTCAACACGGTTGCCAATGCCCCCGCGGCAACGGCAACAAGTTTGATTCCAATAGCAAGGGCAATAAGACCCGCCCCGAAACCGCCAACCGCAGCAACCAAAGAAACCAAAAGGATAATCAAACCCTTGTTGGCTCCCATCCATTCCGACAATCCGCCAAGGAAAATCAACAAGCGGTCCGCAATACGGGCAAGGGGCTTTTCCAAAGCTTCCCCAAGGGCAATCATGACACCTTCCCCCGCGGATATAAGCTTCCGGAAACTTCCGCCAAGTCCGCTGTCCATGATTTTAGCGGTCTTCTTTGCTTGCCCCGCAGCGTCTTTTTGAAGCTTGTTGAGAAGTTCAAAAGCGTCAATCGCTCCCCTTGCCGCCCCGGTTGCTTTTCCAAATTGGCGGACACCAAAAAGAATGGACAACAAGTCCCCGCGTTCCGCGGTTCCCAAATCCGCTGTCACTTCCCCAATTTCCTTCAACAAGTCAAGCGGAAGACGCAAATCCCCTTTTGCGTTTCTGAATTGAACCGCGGACTTTCCCAATGCTTGAAGACCCTTGTTGAACTTGCCGGTGAATTCCCCTTTGCTCATTCTGGCAAGGAAAGATTGAAGGGCAACCCCGGATTCCGAAGCGGTAATATTCAAGTTGGTCATTGAAGCCAACGTTGCAACCGTTTCTTCAAGCGTCAAACCGAAGTCCGAAGCAAGGGGCCCCGCTTTGGCCATTCCATCAAGCAACCCTTGAAGGGAAAAGTTGGAGTTGTTGACCGCGGTTGTGAAGACATCGGCAACCCGCCCCGCTTCAGAAGCTTCCATTTGATAAGCCCGAAGCGTTCCGGAAATCAAGTCCGCAGACATGACCGCGTCTTCTTCTCCACCTTCACCCGCTGCCCGGGCAAGGGCAAGGACATCGTCCGTCATTTCCTTGATTGCATTCCGCCCAAATCCTTTTTGGGCGAGCTTGGCTTGAAGGTCCCCAACTTGAACCGCGGTGAAGGAAGTTGACCGTCCCAACTCTTGGGCTTGTTTGCGAAGTTCCGCCATTGATTGGGCGGTCCCGGATGACCGGGCTTCCACCTTCTTCATCGCATCATCAAAATCCGCAAAGCGTTTGACAGACAACCCAACCGGAACCAACGCGGCAAGGGACTTGGTCAACATGGATTGCCCCAACGCTTGCATCCGCAGGGCAAACGCTTTCATCTTGGCTTGAACCCTTCGCATAACCGCAGCGGTCCGGTCAACCGCTCCAATTACGATGAAAGCTTTTCCCGCTTTGATTCCACCTTTTGTTGCCATGTCAAAACACCTTGTTTACACTTTGACTTTTCTGGAAAAGATTTCAAGCGGTTTCCGCTTTGAACCCGTTGGGCGGTTGGGCCCCGGGGTGGTTTTGTGTGCAAGTGATTTCCAAATTGTGAATCCGCTTTCCGTGTTGCAAGATTGAAGTGGAAATTCCGTTTGAAAGTTTGGTGTCAATTGCGGTCAATTTATTGGATACCTTGAAAGCCCAAGGAATAGCAAAGGTTGAAATAATTGTGAACAACAGCATGAAGACGGAAAGGATAATTTCGGGAGTTGTCATTGTCGCTTGAAGTCCTTTTCACTTGTGGAGAGAATTTGACCATATGGGTGGGATTTTGGCCCGGGCACGTTTGAACGCGGGAGCCATGAACTGACGCTTGGGAATCTTGACCGTTGATTTGATCGGTTCTTTGACTCCCTTTTTGAATCTGCCCGTTTTCTTATCCTTGTTCCGACTTTGCGGTTTGTTCTTCCAAATGATTGTTCTTTTGGTTCCCCCATGTTCATGAAGACCCGGAACCGGATTGGGTCCGCCAAAACCAACCATTCCGACAATGACGGAAGCCATGTCATTAGGAACGGAAAAAATCATCTTCATTTGTTTCCCCGGGTTTCGCATCCGGGGGGCGTTTGGGGAGGGGCGGGGCTTTGTGGTCTTCCGTTTAATCAACCGCCCAATTTCGGACTTGGCATTCCGGGCAACCATGGTCCCAAACTTTGAAAGGGGATTCTTTGCAAGCTTCTTCCAATTGCTGCGGATGACTTGTCTTCCAAAGAATTCAATCTTGGGCTTTTTGATTTTCAAAGACAACATCAACGCCCCCTTCCGCAATACGCGTTGAACGCAACCTTCAACATCTTGAAGTTGTCCCGGTCAATGGACAACCCGCGTTTCTTTGGCGGTTTTCGGTATGGGTGCAAATCAAACATTGACTTTGGGGGAACCCTGGATTTTCCCATCATGTTGTGGACGGTGACCGTCAAATTGTAAAGCAAAGACCCAAGGGTTGCGGTATGGTCCCAAGCTTCAACCAATTTGGAGTCATAAGCAAAAATCAATTCCTTGTATGTCAAATCCCAAATATCTTTTGGGGCCCAACCGAGAAAACCGGTTATTCCCCAAACGGTCCGCCAAGCTTCCGCAATTCTTCTTTTGCTTCCCGGACCCCCGCTTTGATTTCCTTTGTCATGACCGCTTCCATGTCTGGAATCAATGCTTGAAGTTCCAACCCTATCCTTTTCTCCCCCTTCTCCATCTGATGAATCAATGTCAATAATGCGGTCTGATGTTGTGGGAAAAAATTTGCAAGGGACCCCCAAAATGCCCTTTTGCCGCGTTCCATTGTTGGACCGTCCAAAGAATCAAGGAAAGCCAATTCCGCTTCATCATAGCTTTCCGCGGGGTCAATCCCAAGATTGTCCTTTGCCCGGTCTTGGTTCAACGTCCAAATCATGGCAAAGACCAATGAAGAATTGGTCATCAATTCCAGGAAGACCGCTTTTTCTGGGGAAAGAATGGAAAAGCCCAATTCCGTCAAATTGGAATAGTCCGCTTCGTCAATTCTCCGGGCCCCGCCAAGGGTCAAGGTTGTGTCCCAAGACTTCCCGTTCTTATCTTGAAAGACGGGGTTGAAGTCTTCGGGAATGGGGTCAACCCGTTTGGCTTCTGCCCGTTCCTTCCGGGCTTCCCGTTCCTTGATTTGCTTTTCCCGATTTGGCTTCTTCTTCTTTACCATTGGTGTCCCCTTTGGCGGTTGGAGTTTGGAAAAGACCCGGGACAAAATCCGGGTCAATGGCTTCAATGGTGTCAATGAAATCAATTGCCCGTTTGACCCGGTCAATGACTCCATCAACAACGCTTGCGACACCTTGAACGGTATCAATCAACTCGGTTGCTTTGGCAACCAACGTGTCAACATCATCCACGAGACGGGCTTCCCGGATTTCATCCAACAGCTTGTTCAAACGGCAAGTTGTTGACGCAACATAGTTGGCAATTCGGGTCATGGTCTTTTCCCTATTTTGGAAACGTGGGGTTTATTGGTGAATCAAAGAATCCCGGGTTGGATTCCCCCGGGGTGTCCTTCAAAGTCAAAATATCCGTACACTTCAACGCGGGAAGAACGGATTTCTTTTTCAACGTCTTCCATTTGATTCCAAGCCCCTCCCGGTCTTTCTCCGTTCAACGGTTGACCATGGGCATTGGGGCCCCATTGGTTGCCCCGGTAGAACGCGGGGAAGGGGTCCCGGATAATGTCCGTAAAGTGCATTTGATGACTCCAAGACCCGGACGGTTGGAAGGTATGGAATCCCTTATACTTCTTCACGTTGAAACCTTGACCGGAAGCAATCGTCAACAGAATTCCCGCGTCAAGACATTCCGCCATTTTTTCAACGTCCCGGATTCGGACAATTTTGATTTTGTTGTCTTGGGCAACTTCAAAGAATTTTTGATATACCGGATTGTTGACGTTTCTTTTGTTGCCCCATGAATCCGAAGTTCCGGAGTATGCCGGGACCCCTTCATCATCGGCAAATAGAACCCCGTACTGATTGACACCCCGGGCCCCCCAAGCCCCGGTTGACCCTGCCCCGGACATTCCCCCGCCAATTTGATTCCGGGAAATTGCGTAAAGCCAAGGGGTGAACCAAGGGCGGATTTTTTCTTCTTCCTTCATCAACCGGGTTTCAAGGATTGACCGTTGTTGTCCCATCATTTCCAGGGCAGCGGCAACGCAATTCCCGGTGTCTTGTTGATGGATGGGGAAAGGGGCTTCCATATCACCCGCGGCAACCGCTTCCGCTTCCAACTCCCAAGTCTTGGGACGCGGGTTTGAACCGATCCGGTCAAGACGGTCCGCCAAGATTTGATTGACCGCAGGGGCAGCGTCAACAAAGTCAAACGCATATCCCAACTCTTGGGCAACGTCAAAAGCTTTCCGTTCCGCTTCAATACCTTCCCAACCCATCAAGTCAAATGGGGCTTCATCGGAATTCAGAACAACCGTTGAACCCTTGGCGGGTTCCGGAAAAATTTGTTGAAACATTTGATTCCCCTTTGACTTATGGGTTGCGAAGTTGGAAGTTCAATCATCGACGAAAACGGAAGAAACGGAACAAGCGTCTTTTGGGTGTTGTCCGGTAATATCGGACCGGACTTGCCCGGGGTTTGACTTCAACCATGACCGGGATTTTGATTGTTTCACCCGGAACAATTTCAATGATTTTGATTGGCGGAAGCGGGGCCAACGTTGGAACCCGGCAACTTCCCCCTTGGCAGTTATCCGCGGAAGGGCAAGACCAACAGTCTTTGCCGGTTGCTTCCGGAATAAAACAAAGGACAGCGGCAACCATGACCGCAACAACAAGACCCCGCATTGATTCCCCTTTCATTGAACAAGACCCAAACCCGCGGCAATCCCCGAATATAGCTTGACCCATTCTGCTTTGGGAATTAAATCAAGATTGGGAATCTTCTTCCGGATTTGTTCTTCAAGGACCCGGTTGAATTTGACTTCCCAAACCAAGGACCGGGCACGCCCCTTGGTTGGGCTTCCGTATAATTGAACCAACGCTTGAACGTTGGCGGATTTGACCGCGGACCGAAGTTCCGCAGACGATTTGAAGACCCCCGCGGCATTGGCGGAAAGTGTGGCTTTCATCGCTTCGGACATTGCCCGGGCTTCCTTTGCCCGTTCCGGATCGGAAATCAACGCTTCCGCGTTTTCCTTTGTCCAGCGTTCCCAACCCGTTGGTTCCGGTTCCGGGGGTTCCGGTTCCGGTTCCGGTTCCGGTTCCGGTTCCGGTTCC